TCCTATTCCGCCGAGTAATATAGTAAGTCATCCTCGGACATCTTTTTTGGTTCTCCGACTATTAAATCATCAAGATCGTCATGTCGAATCATTTTCTCTGGTAAGAACTTAACTTTCACATCAAATCCTTCACGAGTAAATTCAAACTCGCCAACTCCGCACCCCTTCATCATGTCTACAAATTGTTTTAGCTCATTTGGGTTCATTGTAAGTTCTCCGTTTCCCACCAATCGTCGGTGTCTTCTTCCTGCTCAAGTCTCTGTAATTCATCTTCTTCCATCTTCTCACACTCGTCATCGAACCACTGGAGAGTCCCGTATTTTGGCGCTCTGATCAATTCTTCACTACAATAGTGTCTTGACTCACGCCAAGCATAAAGAAAGGCATCAGACAGATGGTTCTCACAGCGTTCGCTTTCCTTTTGGCGTTTCTCATCCCATTGCAGCAATCGCCACTCATCTTCCAGACCGCTTCCGCGAGGCAGCTTAATGAAGCCGGAGGCCAAGTCCGAGTTAAGCAGCTCAATGTAAGCGAATTTGTCATATTTGCTTGCGGCAGTGATGGGAAGTTGGTAGCGGATGCGAAACTCCTCCGCAATGCTCTTGCCAAGGCCGCCCGTATCGACAACGATTTTGATAAATTCATAAATGCCCGTCAGTTGACGAATATGCTGCGCGATTTCTGTAGGTATCATATGGCTGGCCTTAAATTCGTCGACGAGATAGAGAAATGGAAGGTCTCGGCTGAATGCTACGACAGTGAATGCCGTTGCGTCCTCGAAACCCAAGTCCACACCAAGAATATACTCAAAGTCGAAATCATCAACGGGGAGGGTTTCGTAAATATTCTTGTCATCACTCATTCTGTAGACAAGCGAGTCTGCACTGCGAACCCACTTGCCGCACCACTCCCTCAGAAAGACCGGATGGTTGTTGTTCCACCCCCTGCGGGCCATACGTTGATCTAACCAATCCCTAGCATGAGGGATGTGTGGGTTCTCCATAATGGTCCACGCATGTGCGGAGTAGTCGCTATTTTCGTCGGTAGTAGATCTATAGAAGATTCCAGAACATGAAGCGTTAGGCGTACCTATCATACATAGAGTCCCGTCGCAGTCAATTAAGGTAGGCTCTAACGCTTCTTCGACCAGCTCATCCATATGTCGGCCAAAAGACGCACACTCATCAAGAACAACGAGGCGAAAAGCAGATCCTCTAAGTTTATCGACATCGGCTTGGTCATTAGCTCCTGTTAAATAGATTACGCTTTCATTCGGGAAGGTGCAAAAAAGCTCCGAGTTATTGAAGTGAAGACCCAGAGAGTATTGGGCATTTAGTTGTTTAATCTTGGGCCACATAACCCTCTTCGCATTAGAGCGGGTCAGAGCAATATAGGCCGCTTCGGAGCCGGGGTACTCCACCATTTCTTTTAATAAATATACTGCTGCTGCATGAGTTTTCCCGGCTCGTCGTGAACATAGAGCAGTCTTTAGCTTGGATGGGTCTGCAATAAAGTCTATCTGCTCCCGAAAGCAATCCTTGAAGAACTGGGTAGACCTCTCAGTATGAACTAAATCTTTCTCTGGCGGAGGTACGTCACCAAATCGCTTGGTGTACTCCTTTAGAACCGTCCGGGCTTTCAGGACGTTCATATCGTCAGTTGTCTTCTTCGTACTTTTTTTCGTCATCAGTATTGCTTACCGGCACGTAGACGGGCCAATCTTCCCAGTTAAAAAACTTATCCCAAGGTAGCTCAACTCTTCTTCTTGGCTCCCCTATTTCCCTTATTCGTTGTAGTCTCTTTCTTCGCATTAGGGTCTTCCCCTCCAAACTCGACTATAGCTGGTTCCTCCACCGTTTCAAAAAATGAGACATTGGATAACGGTGCGACTGTGGTTACATTTTGACAGTGGATAAATATGTAGCACTCATGTAGTGCAATGTAGGATATGGGTGGATTAGAGGAATTAATCCTGACAAAGGTTTCTGGCCTTTTGGACGATATGGCTACAGGTTCAAAGAACCTTACAGTTTTCAAACTAATCATTGGCTAACCTCAATTTGTATGTTGTGTAAAATATAGGGATTATACATCATTTGCTTACCCTCAATATAGATGGGCTTAGAGCAGAAAAAGTGTGACATTACCACTTCTTTATCGGGGGTCCACCCCAGCTCTCCGAGCAGCATCTTAAAGATCCCATAGCGGCGAAAGCGCCCTTTGACGAAGGCATAGTGCAGGAGCGGCCACTCGTGTTGCTCTCCGCAGATGAAGCCGTACATAATTCCCATATCTGCTGGGTCGCAGGCGATATATACATCTGACTTCTCAACGAGCTTAGAAATGATCTTTCTATGGTTGGAAAAAAAGGTAGCCTTGGGTATCCCAGAGGCGAAGGCCGAGTAGGAATGTTGCCTAAGCCACGAACTATAGACGAATGGCATGTCTGGCTGGATGGCTTCCCGGATGCGAACAGGGAGATTTTCCCTATCGTTTTCAACGGCGCTACTCATAGCTGACCAAAATTCGTAAAAGTCGCTTGACACGCTTTTTGAGTTCCCTGTATATATTATATATACGGTAACGGTTCAGTGATACTACTTTCAAGTTAGATCTCCCCATCAAAAATATGGCCCTCGACGGCAAGGAAGCTTTGAGCTTCCGCGCAGGAAGTGGCTTTAGCCTCTTCCGAAGTTCCTCTCGCTTTAATTTATCACCAGTCATTAAAATCTCCCGCAGGGGCGCAGCGAGGGATAGGCTCCCAAAGAAGATCCCATAACTCAGCATTTAATCTCTTAAATAACATAAGGGCCTTTGTTGCGCTTTCAGTTAAGTGTTCGTTATTTAACTTAATACTTCCATCGTCAATGGATACCTGTCCGTATCCTACGGCTTCCCAGAGGATGTGCCAGACTTCGTGAAGGAAACTCTGTCTAGCACAATCCTCATTCAGGGTTCCATCAATTGTAAGCGTCTGAGTCTCGAAATCGACATGAGAAAAGCACTTGTGGCTGTCATCATCCATCACTGGGTGGTCAATTACGATATCAAACACGCACCAACCAGCATCTACGCACATACTGGTTTTTCTTAATCTCTGGAAAAAATTATCCAACGTCTTCCTCGTCGCTCTTCATCATCACCAGCGCCTTCCTCACCTCTCCTCGCAGCTCCTTGTCGCTCAGGCGGTCCACGCGGGTGCGCTTCTCCATATCCTCTTCGAGGTTGGCCAGCGTCTTGAGGAGATTTCCCATCCGCATGAAGTGCTTTGAGTCATCTGGTGCCAAAGTTGAGAGGGTTCCTGCGGTTTTCCCAATAAGCTTAGAGATTTCAAGCTGGCAAACAGACATAGCGTCGGCAACGAGGGCCTGCGTATTAGGCAGTACCCGCATAGCCGAAACATGCCTCTTAGTGGCCTTCTCGAAGCCGTCATGCTCTTTACGCTCCTGACGCCTCAAATCATACCGGGGAATCGCTGGACGGTCCTCAAGCGGCGCTAGAGTGTTCTGCGTTGTTTTCTTCATCACCCTCCACCGGCTTCAACTGGGAGATAACCATAAGGCCAATCTCCAGACCATCTATCTGGGTCTTAATCTGGCTCTTCTGAGTCATAAGATTCATAAGCTGTTGTTCTACATGACCTAATTGAGTACACAATGAGGTGTACTTCTTTCTGATTTCTTCTTGCTCTTCCACAAAATTCTCCTTTTGGGTACCTAGATAAACGACCCCATCCCAACGAGAGGGTCAAAAAATATTAGTGAGTGGTATGTATCCGTATTCAAAAGTTAGAACCCCCCCAAAACCCGTTTCCAATTTTTTAAATCCAGATTTATCAGAATATACTGAGTGTAATTGCGTGATTATACTGAATATATTCCTGATATTCTTAAGTATATTGAATGTAATGTAGTGAAGAGAGTATATTGGGTATATTATCGCGGGAATAGTATTAAGACGGTAGTTGTCTGAGTATATTATAGCTGGTATAGGATGTTTAATGTCTTGATTTAAATGTAATAGAGCCGCGATATGATAATTAATGTAGTCTATTCTAAATATCATTTCGCAGTCTCGCTCTACAATTCGCACTTGAATTGTCTAAATCAGCA